CGGGCGACATCGCCAATTGATGTCTTTCAAAAATACGTATTGAGAAACGTTCGATTTCGTTCAGATAAGATAGGTCGGGTCCATGCATCATCGGATTTTATCCTAGCAAGGCAGCCCCTACCTCGAGAACTTTCGACATCGTATCAGTTCAAACAAAGATAATCAAAACAGCGGTTTACGCAAAGTTTCGATTAGCCTCATTAACTAATCACGAAGCTACAGCTACCGTGGAATCTAACCACAAGTGCTCTCGCGTTTTCACAATCGTTTGGAGTCAATGTGAGCGGAAGTGATGATGACAGACCGTGTCATCGTCTGTGTATTTCGTCTCCAATGTTACGCGCTCCAGTAGACTTGAATCGAACTCATCGATCCAGAAGTACTTCTTGTCTACTTCCCTGTACATTCTCTCTAGCGTCTTCGCATGTTGGTACTTGCGAGCATCTACGGAGGGGGTGAAGTTCAGCCAGTCGGCTGTTATTGAAACAGCATACTCGCCGAACTTCGTCTCCTCTGTTGAAGCCACAAAGTCTTGACGTTTTGAAGCAACAACCTGTAATTGTCGTACATAATCGGATCTTCCTTTCCGGTTTGCATTCAAGAGGCTCGAAAGGCGAACTTTTTCAGTCACAGAACTGTGATGATACTTATAAGCCAATCGTGCTTCACTACCCTTGAGAAAGCGGTTTGCAGGCAAGCCAGCACCTCCTAACCAATTAGGAAGGTACCAGCTGCGATTCCCAAGCTGTCCTCTTGAAAAGACAAAGAACAGGCCCGTCATCCACTGCTTAATCTGTTCTTGATTAAGACCAAGAGAGAGTTCTGTATTTTTAATCTGTTCCACCATCGCCCTATACTTAGCACCATAGTCATCGAGATGTTCAGGATCACGTGTATCGTTCAAAACACGCGACTGACCCATGCACAAACCTATTGGTAAGAATGGCATATGAACAGCTCCATAAGGAGCATCCATTCCCTCAGTATAGCACAGTATATAAGGCTGAGAATTAATAACACAGAATGTACGCGAAATGTAGTTCTTTCCTGCAGACAACTTAAAGCCAGCTACGCCAATTACGTCTTTCCAAATCTGATAAAGATCGTGATTGGCCGTAAAGAGTATATCATCTCCATTAACCAAAATAGGACTATCCACAAAACGAGAACGTATGTTTTGTGGGGCCAAATCTCTAGCTGCCAGAACACAAGCAGCATTTATTATAGAGAGAATTGGAAAAGAGATAATACATCCCATAAGCTGACCGTTACGTTGTAGAACGGCATTTGGAATCTTCTTCGTAACAGAAGAGAAGTCTAGCATGTTCCCGCATAAGATGGACTTACCTAAGTCACAGATAATGGTTGAGAAGTTAAAATGTTTACATAACATCTCCCAAACAATCAGAGTCAACTCCATATTTATATAGTCGGTGGCACTCTTATAATCTCCGCTGACAATGAATGAGTCTATGAATGAAAGTGCAAAAGCATTTCCATCCAAAAACTCATTTATTATCGCAGGTTTTAGGGTTTCACCAACCAGTTTAAACATTGGAAGTCGTCTATAACTGTTCGCAATTGTCTGTTGAGCGAGGCTTAGATATGTCTGAAAGAGGGCGTCTGAAGCTGTGATTATTCGTTGTTTCAATGGCTCTAATACTCCGTGTACCTTGGAGTATACCGTCTCACGTTGTTCTCGGAGACAGGCTAAGAGTACATGATCAATCTCCGTTGTTTCTTGACCAAATAAATTTCCAAATATCTCACTGTCATTGAGGACTTGTTGAACTGGCTCAACACCAGTCTCTACAACCATCCAATCACACGAGATGTTTGAGAACTCATCTGGGTCATTTCCGCAGGAGTCGTTAGCATAGATGGGAGTTTGATACTCACGATAGACACTGTTACCGTTGTTGTCTATCTCCCCATCTGCCCAAACATAATCACACAGGGAGTCGTCAATTACGAATTCAGCAATATATTGCAAAGTTATCCGACCGTTCAAAAAGTCAGAAACAGCATTATTAAAGTTCTGTTGTAAAAGACACTCATCTTCATGCTTTGTCATCATAGTCACGTGTTGAAACACCTTGGCCTGATATTCAGGGTGAGTTCGGAGAACAGAAGCTCGCGGTTCATCGAGCCCCAATTCACTGCACATCGAACCGATTCTATCAGCACAAGCGTGAACACATCCCCCGTTCTCAGTCGAGAAGTCATAACACCCAGTTGGATGAGGTTGTAGACCTGGTAAACCACAATCTACTTTATCCTCATCGACGGGCATTTGTGAAACGATCTTTGCGGCACTCTGAACAATAGTGTCCCAGATACGTTCCTTCTCAGTATTCTTGAACGAAGGTGGTGGAGTCGACATGACGGTAGCATAATCGACAAAGCTTTGCTCGACCATTGTTGGAGGTATGGGAGCACAACCCCTCTTGATTTGAAGTATATCAAAAGCTAGACTGACAATTCTACTTCGATTGAATGAACATTTCCATCGATAATTTCTAATAGCCCCATGAGATGTAAGGGGGAAATACCATTTTCCCATGGACTCGCTGTAACCAGCCGGAGTTGAAGGTTGCTCCAGACTGATTAAGTCCACAGGTACATCACCGAAACTATTGAGAAGATTATATGAAGTCAGAGTTGTCCAAAACTTTACCATTGTCTCAAAACGATCAATGAGAACCAAATAGTAAAGAAACTTGATGTCGGATTCAATCTTACAACGTTCATATAAGAGATTCACATCATGCAATACACAGCACATCACATTAGCTATCAGGAACTGTTCGATAGCATCCGCTCGGTTGTCAAAGTACTTATACAAATGTTGGGAAAGAGTGACCCGACGTCGATACTTCCGTGAAAGACTGAAGTATTGACATCTGATCCACTCGCTCTGCTTGGAGGCCAGATCTTCATGCTGGCTCCACGGTTTGTGTTTTCCGCACAATTCGTTAAGCACCGAACCCATCTTTGAACTTTGATGACTCGCAAACAATGGGACGTAGATACGTCGTATCCGTCTACATATTTCTGACACCGACTCTACGATCGATCCTGTAACTGGACCTCGGAGTCGCGTTGTCGCGGCCTTTATACCAATAAATTTGTTTAAATCTAAAAACATTGATTAAGACAATCTTGGTTTGAAGAAAGTTGAGCAGAAG